CCTGTGACGAGCGCGCCCGCGACGGGACCGCGCCAGGAGCCGCCCGCACTCCGGCTCCACCAGGCCCCTCCTGCCGGGCTCGGTGCTCGGGTCCACGCTGCGATCACGGGAGGGCTCCGTGCGCTCGTCCGCCAATGGGCCGAGCTGGCTCTGGTGGCCTCGTTCCTGGGCGGCTGGGCGTTTCTCACCTGGGGCGTCGCGTCTCTGCTCGTGTGGCAGGTGTGGCCGATGTCGATCGGAATACTCTTGCTGTCGTTCCCTGGCCTTCGGGTCGTCGCCAAGGCTCTCATGGTCGGCGTCTACCTGATCGCCAAGACGGACGGTGACGTGTGAAGGCGCTGGAGCGTTTCGCCCGGAAGGCGGTCACTCGTGGCCGGTCCTCCGGATACCAGGCCTCCTTCGCCGGCGCGATGCACAACCGGCTGACCAGCGACTGGATCCTGGCCGGCATCCAGTCGGCCGACCAGGAGGTGCGCCAGAACCTGCGCGTACTGAAGTCCCGTTCTCGCGAGCTCGCGCGCAACAACGCGCACGCGGCCCGCTACCTCGAGATCAAGGCCGACAACATCCTCGGCCACGAGGGCATTCAGCTGCAGGCCGAGGTGCGCGCTCCCGACGGCTCGTTCCTCCAGGACGTGAACCGCCGTATCGAGGAAGCGTGGCAGGAGTGGTGCGAGGTCGGCGTCTGCACGGCCGACGGACGTCGCTGCTGGCAGGACGTCGAGCGCACGGGCGTCCAGGAGGAGGCCCGCGACGGTGACTGTTTCCTCCGCCTGCTCCCCGGCTGGCGCGGCAACCGCTTCGGCTTCGCCGTCCAGGAAATCGACCCCGACCAGATCGACGTCGACCTGAACGAGCCGGCCGGATCGAACGGCCGCGGCGGCCGCCAGAACGAGATCCGGATGGGGGTCGAGGTCAACGAGTGGGGGCGTCCGCTCGCGCACCACGTCTGGGGCACGCATCCGTCCGAGCCCGGCGGCCGCTCGATGGACCGCGAGCGCGTGCCGGCCGATCAGATGGTGCACTGGTGCCGGCCCTACCGCGTCGGCCAGACGCGCGGCGTGCCGGAATTCGCGCCCGTGCTCTTCGTCCAGAAGATGCTCCAGGGTTACGAGGAGGCCGAGGTCACTGCGGCGCGCACCGCCTCAGCCAAGGGCGGATTCTTCGAGCGCACGAACGAGGCTGTGCAGCTCCTGGGAGAGGTGGGCGACCAGAAGGACCGCGTCGCGCTCGAGGTCGAGCCCGGCCTCTTCGAGAGCCTGCCGCCCGGCTGGAAGTTCAGCCAGTGGGATCCGGTGCACCCGACCACCGCCTTCCCGGACTTCCACAAGGCGATGCTGCGCACGATCGCGACCGGGCTCGGCGTCTCGTATAACCTGCTGGCGCAGGACCTCGAGGGCGTCTCGTTCAGCTCGATCCGGACCGGCTCGCTCGCCGAGCGAGACACGTGGAAGGTGATCCAGGGCAACCTCTGGCGGCACGTGCACAACCGCGTGTATCGGCAGTGGCTCCTCTGGTCGCTCACGACGGGCGCGCTCGAGCTCCCGTCGCGTGACCCGCGCCAGTTCTACCGCGTGCGGTGGCAGCCCCGCGGATGGGACTGGGTCGACCCCGCGAAGGACTCGCAGAGCTCCGCGATGGAGGTCCGGATGGGAGTCAACTCCCGGACCCGCATCGCTGCGGCGAAGGGCCGGAATTTCGAGGACATCGTCGAGGAGCTCGCGCGCGAGAACGAGATGATGCGAGCGGCTGGCCTCGATCCGACGACGGACGTGAGCCGCTCGGGAGGCGGGGACGGCGAGGACGGCGAGGAGGAGGGCTCCGACGAAGAGGAGGAGCGCGAGCGTCGAGAGGACGAGGCTCGCGCCAGGCTGCCCAACCGGCTCGAGCGCCTTCTGCAGGTCGGCCGACACGCACGAACGGGGCGAAGCGTCGTCCCCTCACGAAACGGGAGCCGTTAGATGAACGAGGACCAGCTGAAGATCCTGCGCGAGATGGGCTCCTCGCTCTGGGCAATGGAGCCGAAGGCGCTCGCAGCGCTCGTCCAGTCGGCCGCCTCGCCCGACCTGGCGTCGCGTGTCACAGACATCCGCGAGAAGCTGGGCGCGCGCGGCGACTCGAAGCCCTCCCGCGGGAATGGGGTGGCCGTCGTTCCCGTGCACGGCGCCATCGGGCACCGCGGGCGCCGGTGGAGCAGCCTCTACGGTGCCTGCACCTGCGAGGACATGTCGGGCGCCTTCCGTGCACTCGGCGCCGACGACTCGATCGGCACGATCGTGCTCGACATGAACACGCCGGGCGGGACCGTCTACGGTGTGCCCGAGCTCGCAGCCCAGCTCTACGAGATGCGCTCGAGCACGAAGCTCATCGCCGTCGCGAACGCTCTCTCGGCGTCGGCAGGCTACTGGTTGGGCGCGGCCGCGCACGAGTTCGTCGTGATCCCGTCCGGGGAGGTGGGATCGATCGGCGTCTTCGCGATGCACATCGACGTATCGAAGGCGCTCGAGGAGTTCGGGATCACGGTCACGCTCGTCTCGGCCGGAAAGCACAAGACCGAGGGCAACCCCTTCGAGGCGCTCTCTGAGGAGGCCCGCTCGGCCATCCAGGCCTCCGTCGACGACTACTACGGGATGTTCACCCGCGCGGTCGCGAAGTATCGCGGCGTCAGCACGAAGGAGGTCCGCGAGGGCATGGGCGAGGGTCGTGTAATGACGGCGCAGAAGGCCCAAGCCGCCGGCCTCGTCGATCGCGTCGCCACACTCGAGACGGTGCTCGCCGAGCTGGGCGTGCGGGTGACGACCCAGGGTCGCGACCGGGACGCGAAGGAGAAGCCGCTCGACGTTGCGGCGGCCGTCTTCGATGGCCGCTACACGGAGCAGGAGCTCGATAAGGCCGCGCTGCTGGGGTCCTCGGACCTCGAGCCGCAGGGAATCCTCGAGCTCGAGCCGGCGGCGCGGTGGTCTGTCACGGTCAGCGTCGCCGGGATGGGCACGCCTGCTCTCCTCGCCCAGGAAGACGAGGACGAGGACGAAGACGACGAGCCCGACGAAGAGCAGATGCAGGACGACGAGGACGAGGAAGACGAAGAGGACGCGGAGGCCGCCGGCGGCGCGCTCCGGGTCGAAGGGCATGCCGCCAATCCACCGGCCCCAGGGGCCAAGGGAGATACCGTGAAGAAGGACACCGACACGGCCCCGGCGGGGGCCGCAGGAAACGGAACCGCCACGATCGACCGCGATGCGGGAGAGACGGAGCGGAAGCGCTGCCAGGACATCGTGCAGCTGTGCGCAGCGCACGCGATGCCCGAGAAGGTCAGCGAGTTCATCGAGCAGGGATGGAGCGTCGACCGCGTCGGCCGCGAGATCCTGGGCATACGCGAGGCCGAGCGCCCCGGCTCGACGCTTCCCGAGGGCAAGCCTCCGGTCACGCTGACGGAGAAGGAGAACAAGCGGTACAGCCTCGCGCGGTTCGCGTTGGCATCCGCGAACGGGCGGCCCGAGGCGGCCGGCTTCGAGTGGGAGATCCACGAGCAGCTGCAGCGCGACCTGAACTACGCGCCGAAGGGCATCATGGTCCCGACCACGCTCGGGATCGAGCGCCAGGCGTACCGGCGGGGCGACTTCCAGCGGATGGACTACCGCGGGGCGCTCACGACCGACACCACCGGTGGTGGTGAGGAGCTCGTGTTCATCGAGCCGGGCAGCTTCATCGAGCTGCTCCGGAGCCGGCTGGTCGCGGCGGCGATGGGCGCCACATTCCTCCCGGGGCTCCGCGGCAACGTGGACTTCCCGAAGCAGACGGGCGCCGGCGAGTTCAGCTGGGTGCCTGAGTCCAACACCGCTCCGGACCAGCCGGACGACTCCGACCTCGACACCGGGATCGTCTCACTCAGGCCGAAGAACGGGCGCTCGATCACCTCGTTCAGCCGCACGCTGCTCGCGCAGAGCGTGGTCAACGTCGAGCAGCTGATCCGTGCGGACCTCGCGGCCATCACGGCGCGCGGGATCGACCGCTCGGCGCTGCACGGCACGGGCGAGAACAACCAGCCGACGGGCATCTACGTGGCCTCGGGCGTGAACCCGGTCGCGTTCGACGGGGCGGTCAGCTACGCGAAGGTCGTCGAGATGGAGACCCGGATCGCGGAGAACGACGCCGACATCGAGCGGATGGGCTACGTCTCGACGCCCGGCGTGCGCGGCGGGGCGAAGACCACGCTCACGTTCAGCGAGGCGGCCGCGGGCATGCCGATCTGGACCGGCGGCGTGCGTGACGGGCAGATGAACGGGTACCGCGCGATGGCGTCGACGCAGATCAGGAAGGATCTCGGGGCCGGGAGCGAGCACGGCCTCGTGTTCGGCGCCTGGGAGCACCTCCTGATCGGCGAGTGGGGGGCCATGGACATCCTGGCGGATCCCTACACGCGCGGCGGGCGGGGGCTCATCCGGATGATCGTCTTCTCGATCGCCGACGTGGCGCTCCGCTACGCCGAGGCGTTCAGCAAGGCGACGAGCCTGACGGTCGCGAGCGACGCGTCCTGACCTGAACCCAACCTTCTGACTTGAGTGCCCCGGGGGTCAGCCCCCGGGGCCAGGAGGACCGAACATGCCGGTGGAGATTCCGAGGACCTCGACGAGCACAAAGCGGATCCGCTTCATCACGAACGAGAGTTACGTGGGCGTCGACTACGGGCCGTCGTACCGGGCGAAGGAAGCGAACGTCCGCGAGGACTGGGCGCGCTACTTCGTGCGCAACGGGAAGGCGGTGTACGTCCAAGGGGCGGTCGCCGTCGAGCTGCCCGCCGATGATGGAGGCGAGCAGCCCCGGGGGACCTCCGAGAAAGGAGCGATCGAGGCCTCCGATGACGCACTCCCCGACGACCTGCAGGGCGTCGAGGCGCTTCGCGACGCGGGCGTCACCACGTGGGCCGAGCTCGAGGCCGTCGAGGACCTGACGGTGATCCGGGGTATTGGGACGCGCACGGCGGGCCAGATCGAGGCAGCGAAGCAGGCGCGTGCCGACGGCTGAGGCTGCTCCCCGGATGGAGCGCGTCCTGTTCCTCGAGAACCGCACGGTGGACGGGGTCAACTACGGCCCCGACTACGTGCCGGTTGGCGACGTGCCAGCGCTCGAAGCGAAGGTGCTTCGTAAGCGCGGGATCGTGCGCGACGCGTGGCTCGGGCCCTGCACGCGCGAGACGGCGCGCTGCGATACGGCCACGCACCCGCGGGTGCAGACGAACCCCTGCTGCGTACGGGCTGCGGTCGAGACGCTCCGCTTCATCCAGCAGGTGTTCGACGAGCACGGCGTCAGGTGGTGGGCCGACTACGGCACGCTGCTCGGGGCCGCGTGCGGTGGGCGCTTCTTCTGGAACGACAAGGACTGCGACATCGGAGTTCTCGCCGAAGACCAGGCGACAGTGCTCCGGATGCGAGGGATTTTTTCTGCGGCCGGGTTCCGGTTCACCTACGCGCCCCCGCGCCAGGGCGGCCGATACGTGGGCGGCGACCGGGTGAAGGTTCGCTGGTCCGAGACGAACGGCGCCAACACCGACGTCTTCTTCTGGCACCTCCGTGGCGAGGTCTACGACCGTCGCGCCTACATCGGAGTC